AGATATACGCGCTCGCCGTTCAATTTGGCTCTGGCCTTAAATTTAAAGGCTGATCCTGTGCAATTATTGAAATGCCAGCGATACATTGATGTGCCGCCACCTATCTCATTGCAATGGGGGCACGTTACCTGTTGATGTTTATACCCCCGCAATAAAGCGGATTTTTTTGCTCTGGTTTCCGGGCTTTGATAATACCCATTTGGACCCGCGCCACCTTCAGTCAGATTTACCAGATCGCAACCCTTGTCTTTATAATACCTGACAAGTTCTTGTTCATGCTGAAACGCTGCGTCCTCAGTTTCAAAACGCGAGACAATTTTCATTGTTATGCCGTCAAACTGATTAAATCGTTCCCGCCAAATCCAAGATCTATCGCGCATACTGTATACGCGGCGTCCAGTGCCTTTTCCTACATAAAATACTTCACCGTCAGGAGAAGCGTGTATGTAAGTATAATAGCTCATATTACGGTCCATACCGCCGTGTCACTTACCGTGATTGTTACGCTTGACCCAATCGTAATTGGCCCCGCTGACATAGCATTATAATTTGACGGGACCGTATAGTTAGCCGCGACAGTATTTGGGTTTGTGTGAAATCCATTTGATGCGTTTACAACGAGTGAAGAAAGCGTTCCTGTTGAAGGCGTGTAGGTATAATTCGCATTCGATGTATAGACCGTCGATACGGTGCCAGAAGTTGCCGCCGCAAATAGTGGATACTCAGCGGTCGCGGTCGTCGTATCGTTTGTGATGCTAATTGCGCTTGCGGCAGACGCCCAAGACGTTACGCCAGATCCATTTGTCGTCAGGACATAGCCGTTAGTGCCCGCACTTGTCGGAAGCGTTAGCGTCCAAGCCGCAGTCGCGCTGCTTGAAGACTGCAATGTCGTCGCGTAGGCGCTGACATTAGTATTGGCAAGAACAAGAGCGCCAGCAGTTGTGCTCTGAACACCAAGCGTAAACGTGCCCTTTGTTGTGCTGAACTGCGCTGATTGGCCGCCGCTTGTATAGATCGACAGTGGCAAATAAGTGCCCGTGCCGTTAATGCCAGATACAAGCTGAACATCAGTAGACCCGTTTGTCGCAATCAGGATCTTGCTTGCATTTGTAGGATCGGCAGCATTAGCAGCCTGCCAACTTGCAGCCGTAGATGTCCCATTCGGCAGCGCATAAATGCCAGTAGAAGCATTAGTTGTGCTGGTCTGGAAGCCAAAACGGCTGTTGACTGTCGCGTTATCAAAGTCAGCAAGGAAGCGCGCAGACGTTCCCGTATGCGTTTCATTACCGCTGATCGTTGGCGTTGTAATTGTCGGAGACGTTGAAAACACAAGATTTGTGCTTGTTGTGCCCGTCGCGCCAGAAGCCGTATAGCCCGTAATATTGTTAAAGGCAGTAATGCTTGCTGATGTAGCGTTTGTGCCACCCAAGGATACGGGGATTACGCTATATTCGCCAAGTATGCCTGCGTTATCATAAAGAATACGAGTTGTTGTTCCGCCGGAAATAGCGGTAGTTCCAACCGTCAATGCTCCAGAGAGAGCAGACGCCGCCGTCCAAGTTGTAACACCAGAGCCATTCGTCGTTAAAACATAACCGCTCGTGCCACCACTTGTAGGAAGCGTGAGCGACCACGTCCCGGCAGTAGCAGCAGTTTGTATCGTAACAACGCCGCTCGTTAATCCCGAAAAACCAAGCGTCCCGGCAGACGTGCCAGCAACACCGAGAACAGGCGTTACAGTTAATGAAGGAACGCCGCTGCTATTGGCGTTAAGGATGCCGCCATTTGTTGTTGCAAGCCCTGCAATCGTGTTCGCAGAACTTGAATAAAGCAATTGATTAATCGTTGTCGTAGCAGGATATGTCGCAGTTGTCCAAGATGGGTTTGCGCCAGAGCCCCCGCTTGATAAAAGCTGATTAGCCGACCCTGTTACAATTGTAGCTGGAGCCGCACCTGCGCCCCCACCTACAATTACCGAATATTGAGCAAGAGCGGCAGATGAAGCCATCGTGCTTGTTGAGCTAAAATATGGGACGCCTCCAGATGTTCCGCTGGATAGACCTGTCCCGCCACGATTTACAGCAACCGCAACACCGTTCCACGTCGCAGAGGTAATTGAGCCCGGATAATCTAATGTATTTGTTGACCAGCTTACATTAATTGGCGCTTGGAAATGAGGGTCCCACGATCCCGAAGATGTCCCGTTAGCAATTAATACAATTGTTCCGTAAGACCCTGCTTGGAACGTCGCAATTGTCGTTGCGCCAGTATTCTTTACAACGATAGTTCCGCTAGACTGATTATTATTGAATGAAAATATTGCGCCTATTGGCAATGTAGTTGCGTCGGGAAGCGTGAATGTTTGACCACCAGACCCCGTAACGACATTAACTGGTGTAGAAGCTGCGGTTAATGTTGTTGTTCCACCAGCAGCCGCTGTGCTTGTTGTTCCTGCAAAAAAAGCATTTGATGTTATGTTAACATTAGCGTCTCTTAATACAACGCTGCTTGCAACAGTCGTCGCACTTGTTGGATATTCACCAACAACGCCAGCATTGTCATAAATGACACGACCAGAAGTTCCGCCTGTAACTGTTGTCGTGCCGACATTAATTGTGTTTGGGCCTGACGCGCCTGTCGCTCCCGTCGGACCTGTTACAGTCGAAGCTGCACCAGTTGGTCCTGTATAACCAGTTGGACCTGCAGGCCCCGGAGCGCCGTTAAGATTAACTGTCCATGTCGCAAAAGTGCCCGTTCCAACAATGGTCGTAACATTGACAACCATCGCACCGGTAGCAGAATTATAAGAAACCAGCGCCCCAACCATCGTATGGGTGCTGTCATACGCGATCAAAACCTGTTGCCCGACAGTATACGACAACATCGTCCCAACTGTCAGCGATTGATTACCCGTCGCAATCGTCAGCGAAGTCGTGCTGCTCGTCGCATACATATTTCCGTTCGGGCCAGTATATCCTGTCGGCCCCGTATACCCGGTCCAGCCGGTCCAACCTGTATATCCCGTATATCCAGTTGGTCCTGTAAAACCCGTGTATCCCGTGTATCCTGTAGGCCCAGTGCTGCCCGTCGGTCCGAGCGGCCCATTCAAATTAACTGCCCACGCGCTATACGTTCCAGACCCTATCACCGTCGTCACATTAACGACCAGCGCACCAGACGAATTGTTATATGAAACAACTGGGCCAAACATGTAATGGCTAACGTCATACGCGATGACTACTTGCTGTCCAACTGAATACGAAAGCCCCGTTCCAACAAGGAGAGACTGATTGCCAAGTCCCAGCGTCAGCGAAGAAACGCTGTTCGTGTTATACAAACTCCCTTGCAATCCTGTCGGGCCGGTAAAACCCGTGTAACCGGTATATCCTGTCCAGCCCGTATAGCCCGTAGGTCCTGTCCAGCCTGTCCATCCTGTAGGCCCCGTCACCGTTGACGCTGGACCAGTATAACCTGTGTATCCAGTTGGCCCCGTGTATCCCGTTGGACCAGTTACCGTAGACGCAGAGCCGGTATATCCAGTTGGACCGGTTGCGCCGGTAGGACCAGTTATTGTTGAAGCTGGGCCTGTGTAACCAGTTGGGCCGGTCCAGCCTGTAGGTCCTGTGACGGTTGATGCTGGTCCTGTGGCGCCCGTCGGGCCCGTGTAACCCGTAATCGAGGCTCCGGTCCACCCTGTCGGGCCTGTAGGACCTGTCGGACCACCAGACGGACCCGTTGGACCTGTCGGCCCCACACCACCCGTTACAATCCATTGCCCAACCGCAACCGCGTAAAAATTCCCAGAAGCTCCCGACAACAAAGGAAGACCGATGTTCCCCGGAATTCCCGCAACCGTCGAGCCATCTGCCGCGAAAACTGTCGCAGAATTTGCTCCGTTATTAATTACCGTTAAAACCGTGCCGGGATAATTCGCTTGCGGCAGCGTAACACCTGCGCCTGCAACCGGCACATTCGTGATATTCGTAATCGCATTAACAATTTGCGTAGAAGTATTGACCGTTCCACCAGCAGTCGCCGAAACAGCCGTCGCAATCGACCAAACCGGGTTCGCGGTTACCTTATTTAATTGATTACCATCTGTAAGACGATAACCCGGGGCAAAAGGATCTGGAGTCGTCATTTTCGCCCTTTTAGTATTCTAACGTGCCCACAACCGCCGTGCTACTCGCAGTCGCACAATACAGCGCTGCAGTCAATTTCGTAACATCCAAAGTCACACCCGTAGGCAACGGAAAACCCGTCGTGCTACTCACCCCTGACGGTCCAAGATATACCGTCGCCCCACTCGTATTCGCAATAAACCGTCTCGACTTTGAAGATGTCAAAGACTCAAGCACCTGCACCGTTCCCACCGTCGTGCAAGTCACCTGCGTAGCAACAGGTGTGCTGCTTGCAAACGCTTCACAAAAATACGGAGAATTCGGATCACAAATCGCAACATCACTTTGAATACTACCATTCGGCCCGCCACCACCCGTAACCGACGGCCCGCCTGTAGACGCTGCATACAAAGGGTTAAATGCAAAAGCCCCAATCACAAGGGCGACAAGTGACAAGAGCTTCTTCATTTAATCCTCAACTTTGAAAGGAAACTGGAAGGGGGCGTTTTGCCCCCTTCAAAAGGCAAACTTAGTTATAAGCCCAAGCATATGTCGTAGCGCCGCCCGTGTTCGTGCAAGCAACTACGCGGGTAACCGCACCGGTCGCGCTCACAGCCGAACCATACGTGCCAGTGCCATAAGCCGTGCCATTGCTGACAGTCGCAATAGCACCAAGGGTGCTTGCACCGCAGGTCGGCAAAGCCGCAATCGTGCTGGTAGGCAGGATCAGATAGCTCGTAACCGTCGGAGCCGTCAGCACATAAGCCTTCAACTGCTGCGTCTGAATAACTTCCGTCTGCGGATTAACACCGCCACCACCAAATGACAGCGAAGTTGAAGAAACCGTCTGCGAAGGTGCAACAACCCATGACGTGCCGGAGCCCGAAATAACCTGTGTTCCCGGCTGAACGCCAGCGCCAACCACATTCTGCCCAATCGCAATCGTGCCGCTCACACCCGAAACCGTCAGCGTCGTGCCAGAAATTGAACCAGTTGACGTAGCGTAAGGTGCAAGGAGGTTCGTGTCAGCTGGAATAGCCTCAAAACCCGTCAGCGGAAGCGTAGCGATATTACCTGTAGCAGGGGATGTTGTAGCAATAGGATAGCCAGGAAACTGGCCAGCGCCAAAAGCAGCCGTTGCGCCGAAAAGCGCAAGCAAACTGCCATAAAGAGCAACTTTCTTCATCATTTGCCTCTTATGTGCGAGATCGCGTTGCGCAAACCGTCACCTTGCGCGGGAGTTCCAACATTCTGTGTGAC